CGGCTACCGTGCGCAGGTCTATGTCAACAAGCGGCGCGCATCCAAGGTGTTTAGGACGCAGCGCGAGGCGTCCGCGTGGGCGGTTGCCAAGGAGCAGGAGTTAGAGCGGCCAGCGGCCGAGACACGCACGCTGCGGCAGTTGATCGAGCATTACGCCGAGACGGTCATGCCCGCCAAACGAGGCAGCGCGCACGAGATCAGCCAAGCCAAGGCGTTCCTGCGGGACTTCCCCGATCTGGCTGGCAAGAAGCTGGCCGATCTGGACGCGCCAGATTTTGCCGCGTGGCGAGATGCTCGGCTAAAGGACGTCAGCGACGCGACGGTCCTGCGCAATCTCAACTGGCTCCGGCACGCTTTCCGGGTGGCGCGCGAGGAATGGCGGTGGATGACGGGCAACCCGCTGCAGGGCCTCCGCATCCCCAGGAACCCGGCCCCACGCACGCGCCGCGTCAGCCCGGCCGAAGTCCGCGCGCTCTGCCGCGTCCTCGACTATCGGCCCGGCAAGGCACCGCAGACGAAGTCTCAGGAGGTCGCCTTGGCCTTCCTGGTCGGCATCCGCTCCGGCATGCGCGCGGGCGAGATACTGAGCCTGTCGAGCGGCAATCTGGACCTGCGCCGCCGGGTGGCGTCCGTGGCCCACAAGACCCAGCACCTGACTGGGAAGCCCCGCGACGTGCCCTTGACGCACCATGCTGTGCGGCTCTTGCGGCCCGTGGCCGACCGGGAAGCGTGCTTCACCATATCAAGCGCCGTGCTGGATACCCTCTTTCGCAAGGCACGCGACCGGCTTCTAATTGAGGATCTGCACTTTCACGACAGCCGCGCTGAAGCCCTAACCCGCCTTGCCCGTAAGGTTGACGTGATGACGCTTGCCAAGATTAGCGGGCACAAGGACGTGCGTATTCTGGTCGGGACGTACTACCGCGAGACTGCCGAGCAGATCGCGGCCCGGCTCTAACCGCCGATCTCATCCATAGCCTGAATCATGCCGCGCGGGATCTGCATTGCGGCAATAAACTCATCGTCTGAAACCGTAGCCGCCACCATGACGTGCGCGTCGTCCTCTGCCACCAGAAAGCCGACTGTGATGCAGACTTGGGCCGCCATCGGTTCTGAGTGCTTGCACCACATCGCCACAGCAAGCGCATCGTGCCACGTCACCTTAACGATTTTCATGCCGCGTCCCTCCTGTCGAACATAGCCGGGCAAACCGTGTGGCGCTCCACCTCGCCATGCTCGCGGTGAAAAACGATGGCTTTCATGGCTTGGCGCGAGCGGTAGCCACTGGAGGCGGCGTAGGCGTCGGCCGGAGGTAGCACGCCCAAGGTTTCGACGTGGCAGCCCGGAAACTCTTTGACGCTTTCGTGGTGGACGTGGCCCGTAAGCCAAACGCGATAGGACGTGCGGCCCCAGGCGCCCGGCTGGTCGGTTGCCATGATGGCGGGGAGCTGCTGCGGCTTGGCCTTGTCGCCGTGGTGGGTGCCGATCAGCACCTTGCCCCATTCAAAGTAGTGATAGTGCTGCGGCGAGGAATCGACCGAAACGCGGGGCTCGTTTTCATACAGGCAGGCCAACAGGACGGTCATAAACGCCGCCGTTGCCGGGTCGTGATTGCCCTTCTCAAATATCACTCTGACATTGCCATGCCGGGTCAGCGCCGCCGAGATCATGTGGCGGACCATACGGACCGCACACCGGATCATTTTTGGAAACCTGCCATCCGCGTCTAGCAGGTTCTTGTGCATGGGCGTCACGGCGGCATACGAATCGTAGTGCAGGAAGTCGCCAAGGAACGCGATAAGCGCCTGTTCGCTCGGCGGGCAAACCTCGATCAGCCGCTGCGAGGCGTCGGCAAGCAATTGCTCGCTGCGGGGCATGTCATAGGATTCGCCGCCGGTTTCTTCATTCCAGGCGAGCATCCCAAGGTGATGGTCGCCCACGGGGTACACGGCAAGCACGTCGCTGGAGACGGCATGGCGGCCCCGTGGGACGGGTTTAGCCCGCTTGACCTCCCCGGCTATATCCTTCGCGCATTGCTGCCACAGGGCCTCGCGCTCGGCCTCGCTCGCCTTTTCCGTCACCCATTGTTGTGTTACCGCGCCGGTCTGGTCGAATAGCCGGGATGTTTTAACGATCTTCTTGGGATCTGGAAGCTGGACGGTATCGACTTCTGCCCTGCCCGCCAGCCGAGTCTTGTCCCACCGCCCGCGCTCGTTTCCTTGGCCGTCATAAAGGATTGACTGCCCCTTCATGACCATGCGCGGGCCGTCTCCCATAAAGCCCCGGCGCTCGGCTTCTTGGATGCGGTGCTGAAACGTCGCCCGCGACATGTTCAGTGCTTGGGCCGCCGCCCGCTGGCTGCCGAAAGCGGCCATTACATCGACGGCCTCTTGCAAGGCTTCGTCGGTTAGGCTTGTGCCAGCCATTAGGACCGCACCTCGCCGGGCACCATGCAAAGCACGGTGGACCCTATAATGCAGGCATGGCTTCTGCCGTCTGGTGATGGAATCGGGAGGATCGAGCGGGGCTGCACGTCAAGCCACCGGCCCTCATGCCAAACCTGCCATACGCCATCTATGTTGGCGCGGGCCCTGACCGGCTTACAATCGCGGTCGTCACAGCAGCTTGTGGTGGTGCCGGGTATCTTCCAATTTGAATACGGCTCATGGGCAACGGCCGGGGCGGCCATCAGGAGTAAAACCAGGATGGCCGCGCGGTTCACAGGTTGCCGCCTTTCACGAACTCGACAAGGCTGGCGTGCCGCGTTCGGCATGTGACGTAGGCTTGGGCGACGCGGATGCGCTCGGCGGCAACCTCGTTGTCGCTGGCGTTGTCGGGAGCCAAGGTTGGATCAGCGCACGGGAGGAGTAGGCTGGCGTCCGGGGTCCGCTCCACCAGCCGGGGCGATGATGTCCCGCACGCCGACAGTAGCAGCCCGCATGCTAGGACTGGCAGCGCATTCACGAGTGACAGGCGCACTGTAGATCCTTTCGGTTACGGTCACGACCTTGGTTTCGAGTTTGGTAAGCGCGTCGGCCTGTTTGCGGACGATGTCGGCGGACAGGCGGGCGTCGGCTTCCTTCTGGGCGATGACCGCACTGGCGGCGGCCAACTGCACCTCAAGCTTGCCGTTCTCTGCCCACGCCATCTTCAGCAGGATGCCAGAGACGACTAGCAGAGCGGCCAGCACTCCGGCGCCTATGGCTAGGTATCGGCTCACTACGCGGCCTCTAGGAACAGCGCACGCTCGGCAGCACGTCGGCGCACAAGGCCCGGTAGAGGCCCGGACGCGCCACGATTCCATCGGGGGAACTGGTCGGCGGCGGCCTGATAGGAACCTTGGTTGAGCAGCCGCAGCATGGTCGAGTTGCCGAATGCACTCGCTCCGCAGTTGAATACGAAGCTGGACAGCGCATCGAACTGGTTCTGCGATAGCACTACGTCCACCAGATGCTTGACGGCTCCCTCTGAGGTTTTTAGGTCCTCGCGTAGCCAGTCCGTTGCCTGATCTTCAATGCAGGTGTCGCCCTTGCGAACGCCGCGCGTATGGCCGTAGCCGATGGTCCAAGGCTCGCCCGTGACCGGGTTTCCGGGGTCCGGGTATGCCGTGGTTTCCAGCCCCTCAAACTCTTTGACGAGAGCAATGCCACGATCCGACGTGACTAGCAGCGAATTGGCGACATTGCTCATAGGGTGTACTTCTCCTGGTCGCGCTTTTCGCGCTCGCGCATTTCCCGCATGAGAATGTCCATGCCGTCTGCGACGAGGTTGCGGAGTTCGCCCATGGAAACCGGGAAAGACAGGTCGCGCTCGCCGTCCCAAACCTTTAGCCGCGTCGGCTGCCCACGTTCTGAGATGATGCGCGGATGGTGGTTCATTGCGAGGCGCGCTCGATGATCTGCCGAAGCCGCCAGACCACGTACACGGCCAACACTGACCAAAAGAGGCACTCGATAATCACTTGCGGCCCCATGGGAACATTTCTTTGATGAGCGTGATCCACCCGCGCGGGTCGTCTTTGGCCCCCCGCAGAACGGCGGCAACAAGCCCGACAATGTCGTAAGCAACGGTGGGAATGATCGCGGCGACCGCGAGCCCGCTCCAGTCGGACCATCCCCACTCGGAGATCACGACGCGACCGCATACAGGCCCGAGGACGATGCAGAACAGGCCCGCAATTCCGCGTTGCCGTCGTGTCAGCACATCCCGACGGATGGCGTCGCCGAACACCGCGCCGACAAGCGAGAACGGAACAAACACAAGAAGCGCGTCCGCGATAAACCAAAGGTCACGGCGCTCGCTCATGGACACGCCCTCGCCTTCCTGCCTACGCTCTCTTCAGCCATTGCCCCGGCCTCCTTTTAGGTCGGTCTGTGGTCAGGCTCCGGGGTTTCGTGTCAGCGTTACCTCGGGGCCGCTGCTTAAACTGGATGGATGATC